CTGGACACCATACGACTAGAGCCAACCTTCTGCGACTGCTTCAGACAACATCTTCTTTTTTTTGTCTTTGTCAGTCTCTTTATTGTATCGCTCAAAATGCTCGTTTTTTGCCTGTTGGTCTTTAAACTTAGACAGGCTGTCTTCATTCTGCATTTTTGCGACCTTCTTATTAATACGTTTAGGCATTATATAAGACTCCGTTGTTTCGCCGTTCTGCGGCTCGTCAGTGTAATTTGAATAATTACAGACAACAGAGACGCTAGACCTACTACTCTTGCGGAGTCCGCCTTCTAGCTGAGTGGGCTTTCCTGACACCTTAGAGACAAACTCGCCCAGATGTAGCCTAAAGAGGCTGTGACCGTGTCAGGCACTAGATTTTATTTATATAGAGTTAAAATCTGCAAACTATCAATATAAATACTTTATACCCTGAAACGGATTTTTTTAACAATGTTAGTTTTGCATAACAGATATGCACGTATTGCATAGCTTACTACATCATACGCTATTAATAGACTCATAAAGATTAAATACTCTTTTAATAAGTTTGGTGGCACTGAGTCACGCCCAAGACTAGCGGCATATAATATAATTAATAAATAAGGTAAAAATAAATACTTAAATAATTTAATCATAAATAATTAATTGCGGTGCAACCAATTAGAGTTAACCAATAGCCAACCAATGCGGCTAGAGTCAACAGCTTTAATTTGCTCATGTGTCTTGTCTTCTTATCTTGTTAGTGTGTTGGTGTGTAAGTAATGAGTAGGTCACCTGTATATATACCTGTGAACCCTTACTCTATCTTATATGGGAACTTATCCTCTCAACACTCAAAACCAAAAAAACAGACTAGAGCACAAACGAACAAAAAGAAAACCCACAGCCGCAACGGATATAATGTCCGTTACGTATACAGGCACAAAAAACGCCGCTATATGCCACTTTTTTGCACTTTTTGGCGTAGTTTTTGGCGTATAGTATGGGGAAACTCGCCTCGTCATGTACGTATATACCCCTTCAAATTTTTTTATTGAATATTTGCCATTATCTTAGACAAAGTATTAGCACGTTTAGTTGTTTGTTTAGCCCAGTTAGAATTAAGCATTTCTGAACTAGCTAAATTATACTCACCATTATTAATATGTTTTAGAGTCTTCTTAAACTTAGAAGTACCATTGTAGCCTAGTTGAAACACCATCTCTGTCACTACACCTAATACTTCAGGTGGGTGATTATTACCTATAAGCTCCATAGCACCAGACATAGCATTTTTAAAATCGTCCTCAAACATCATGTCTATCTCTTCTTGTGTATAAGAATCCTTGACTTCTCCGTATATTCTATGACCATGACCGACTGTAAAGAAGTCTTCTTTAATACCATTGTATTCTAATTGATATGGTACTAACTCTCCTTTACCACCTCTGCTTTCATGCTTCTTAATACGTTCTGCTACTTCTAGCATGTGTTCAGTTTGTCTTTCACTCATATTATATCCAACTATCCTTATGTGGTGTTCTTCCGATTGTGTGTTCCATAAAGCGTTCCAATTCTCTGTCCAATAGGTCTTCTTTGTGTTGATTATAGGATAGGATTTGGTCTCTGTCCATACGTTCAACCCAAGCATTAGCGGCAATAGCCAAAGCATCAATTTGGTCATCATGTCGTAAAGCTCCTTTGTCTCTAGTTATCCTAGTCATCTGTCTAAACAACTGGTGATTAGGTTCTAATTTAAAGTCTTCTTTTATTAACAAATCATCTATTACAAGCCTATGACCATTCATAATTGGCTCTAAAGTATCTATGATACGCTTTTCTTTTTGTATATTGTGTCTAACTTCTTCTACTTCACATGGGTGTATCTTAGCCATTATAGGTTTTAACAATGCTGTAGCCATACCGTCACCAAAGTTAGACTCTATGACAACGTGGTTTACATCATTCTTTTTAGCTATCTGAGACAATCTATGAAGAGTATCATCAGAATAACCACCATCTAATGAACCTATAGCAGTCAAATAAAGCACTCCATGTAGCATTTTAAGCACCGCATACGCTGTTTTGTCTTCTCCACGACCTGAAGGGTCTATAGACATTATAGTGCCTTCAAATGGTGTAAATTCTTTAGACATAAACAATGGTGCTACATAATAGTCACCTTTAAGTCCCACATTGGGTAACTCAGGGTCTATAGCTTTCATTTGTTCAGGAGAACTAGCCCACTGTATTTTAGCAGGAGCTTCTTTCCACGTGGAACAACCTGAAGCTACAATTAAATCGTTTAATTTTAAAGGGTATCTATTAGCATCAGACATTGTAGTATCTAACATAAACTGTAGGTTAAATCCACTACGTCCATAAGAACTAAGTCTTTCTAATAGGTCTACATCATCAAATCTTTTAGGGTCTGTAGGTTTACCTTCTTTGTCGTTAATGTCAGCTATAATAGGTGCTAGTTTGTGACCATAACCTATCTTTTGTATTTTATTAGGGTACAATGCTGTCCATATCTTTGTTTTATACCCACGTTCCTCTAAGCTATTATACAAAGACATCTCTGTCTGTGGTGTACCTAGAAATATAATACGTCCTACTTCTGGTTTTATAATAGCATCAAACTCTTTTACGGTCTCACTTAGTCTATCACGCATAAGTTGTGTCTGTGAGTTATTAGCTGACTCTACGTCATCAGCAATAATTAAGTCTGCACGTGAACCTGTAAGTTGACCTGTAATACCCATAGACTTAACACTTGGTGCATGTGATGCTAACGCAGGTGCTACGTCAAAGCTAACCTTAGAATGTCTTTGGTTGTCTTTAGGTACTAGATGTTTTAATATTGGCATCTCAGCGATTAAACGCTGTGTAAATGTACTGAAATCATCAGCCCTACTTTTAGATGCAGATACAACTAATATGTTACGTTGAGGATTTAATAGAAGTTGGTGACAGACAAATGCTGAAGTAATCCATGATTTACCTACACCTCTAAAGGCTTCTATAACTAATCTCTTGTCATCTGACTGTAAATAATCAGCTATATCGTACTGTATAGGTGTTGGTTCTGGTAAATTTAAGTGTTTCCAACACAAATACAAAAAATTTTTAAAATTCTTTATTCGTTTATCCATCTGTATCAAACGGTACACTATCTAAAATGTTCTCAGGTTTCTTATTAAGATTATCTGTACTATAAGTTTTACAGACCTCTAAACATACCTTCATTTCTGAAGCAGTTAGCTCTTCCCCTGATTTTAATTTTGTATATGCGTGTTTGACCAATAATTCTGGTAATTCTTTAACAATATCATCAATATTAACGACCTTGTCCTCTGTACTTTTTTCTGCTGAATGATTTGTTTGGTCTTTTTGCATGTCTTCCTTTTCTCTTCTTAGGTTTTTCTCTAATTGTAATTTCTTTGAAATTTATTCTAGCCATGATTAAGGGGTGTGATATTCCATGAGCCTAAACTCATGTTGATTTTTAATTTGTCGTTCTAATTCGTCTTTTTCTTCTTTTAGTTTTCTAATCTCTTCTTTTAATTCTTTGATTTCTTCGTCTTTATTTGGTTCTATCCAGTCATTAAGACTTATCGCCATATAACTCCTTAGTTAGATAATATTAACTTTTTAATAGATTTACTGCCGTCTATGTTTGACTCAAGCTCTGCCTCTGACCTTATGCACTGGTATTTGACATTACTATTGAGTTTTAAACTTCTTTTAGCAATACGTGACCCTTTAAGACACTCAGACATTGATGTTTGTATTCTTGCTTCCTTAATCTCTCCGTTGATTATCATAAGCAGGGCTACCACCATCTCTGTCATTAATGTGCTCCGTTTCCGTTTTGTCTAACTTTATCTTTTAATATTTCAATATCAGCTAATGCTTTGTCTAATTGTACTCTTAAAAACTCAATGTTTACTTTATTGGTCATATTCATCTCTTGAGTCTCTTCCATTTTCTCTACGGACTTGTACAAATCCTCAATTAAAAAATGTTGCTCTTGGTCTGTAGGGACTTGCTCAGATTTTTTAAGCAAATCGTTTTCAAACAACTCTCTTGATGTTTCAAGTGAAGTCAGCCTAGCTGTTACTTCTGTGTAACCAAATACACCCATTGCTACAGCTATAACAATACCAATCATGTTTTTAATTGGCATTGAAACGGCTGTGTTTTCAGATACTTTCATAAATTACTTCTTAACTAATGAACCACCAAAGTATAAACCTATAATAGCTGACACTAAGTTTGTGTCTAATGGTGTAATAACCAAACTATTAGACGACAATGTAACCCATTTCATTATTTCTTTTTCAGGAATAAAGAAAAATGCAGGTTTAAATTCTAAATAACCTACAATTACACTTGTGTCTGGTTGTAATATTGGCATTAATTTTGGTAATAATACTATTGCAAAGACCGCAGTTAAAGCTATAATTCTTCTAGTCCACTGAAAACCTTTGTTTTCGTATTCTCTAGCGTCCTTAAAACCTTGTTGTTGTACTTCTGCTCTTTGTATTAGCATTTTTTGTTCGGCTTGTTTAGCCTTAATGCTTTGTGACCATATACTCATAACTCCACCTAATACGGTAGAGCCAAGCATAGTTATCATTTCAAATGGCATGTGTTATACTTCCTCTCCAAATTTTATACATTGCATACTTATGTATATGTTTCTTCTAATAAACTCGTCATTGACGGCTTGTCCTATTTCTTGTGATACTTGTACGCATTGTT